GAATTCAACAATGACGCCACGACGACAACAACGTCCCAAAGGCCAATTGGCCAAAGCTAAACAAGCTAAACAACCTCTAGCCCGTTCTAGACGCCCACGTAGGCGCAGACGAGCAGCAATCACGCAGAACAATCTCATGATGCTATCTGAACCCGGACTCTCATTTTTGAAATGTGCGTTCGCTTCGCCGGACTCCAACACGGATCCTGGCAAGGGTATACCTGATAATTTTGAAGGTAAAGTACTCTCTCAGAAGAATGTCTATACAGAAACTGGTGTAAATTTTAGTGGCGCAACAACGCAAAATGTTGATACCTACATCATAGTTCTACCAACACCAGGTGTGGCCTTCTGGCGCTGTATTAAAACAGCTACCGCGCCAGCGCAACCAGCCGCATTGACAACGACGGATGTGTTTACAGCCGTTCCCTTCCCTGATTTCACTTCACTTTTCGGTACCACCGCTACTAATCGTGCCGATCAAGTTGCCGCCTTTAGGTACGCCAGCATGAATTTTGGTTTGTACCCTACTTGCAACTCCACGCAGTATAATGGTGGCATCAGTGTTTGGAAGGGGGCTGTCCAAATGTCAACTACACAGTATCCGTTGGATACCACACCTGAGTCGTCCCAACTAGTGCACGCTATCACTGGTCTCGAAAGCGCACTTAAGGTTGGTGACGAAAATTACAGCGAGTCGTTTATCGACGGTGTTTTTACCCAATCCATTAACGGCAACGCAGAATTTCCGTTCTATCCTATCTTGGAAGGTGTACAGACTCTGCCAGGGCAAAATGTTACCGTTGCCCAAGCCGGTATGCCTTTTTCATTAGATGCTGGAGCGGCAACTGTTGCCGGATTTACTGGAATTGGAGGCATGGATGCTATATTTATAAAAGTGACAGCAGCAGCTGGTTCAGTCAATACGGCCACCATTAAAACATGGGCTTGTATTGAGTACCGCCCAAACACTAACACTGCACTTTATAAATATGCACATGATTCACCCGCTGAAGACATTATAGCATTACAACAATACAGGAAAGTTTACAAATCTCTACCTGTTGCCGTACGAGCGAAGCTCAACGCCAACATGTGGGAGAGAGTTAAACGGTTACTTAAAGCCGGTTTGGTCGCCGCTTCGTATGTTCCCGGTCCTGTCGGTGGAATTGCCACCGGTGTTCAACACATTGGAGATTTGATTGCAGAGCTGTCCTTTTGAGAGGACCAACGTGTGCGACGTACAAACGCCCCTTAGCGCAGTGAACTTAGTTTCACACCAACTATTTAGTCAACAGACTAAGN